CCACCCTTTCCGGGTTTCTTCTTTGATAACAGGCCTGCACTTCGGTGTGCTCCCCCTTTCATGGCACCGCCCAAGCGCGAGCCGGGGGGCGATGGGATCGTCAAGTCAGCTGGGAAGCTGGCAGCCGGCGCCCTCGCCCTCGCGGCGTACAACAACCGTCGCTCGGCGTACGCTGGCGCGTCCAGACTGGTCCAGGTTATTGCGAAACACCATCAGACGCGCGCTGCGGTCCTTCGGAGCTGCGGCGCTGCGGCAGTTGTGTCAGCTTCGGCCTATTGCCTCTGGCGCGCGGCAGACGTCACGTTTCACAAAGTTTTGCGCTGGGCTGGCGGCGAAGTCAGCTGCCAGGTGATGGTCACGGGCACCGTCAAAACGCGCAACGAGCGCGATGTTTACTGCCTCATTGGCGGTGGATTCGCTGTCCGTCTCGCGGAAGGCGGCCCTTTGATGCCCGTCCGCCTCACCACCATTGAAAGGGGCCCTTCGGGAGCCATTACCGAGAAGTTTGAGCTCACAGGAGACGGTCCATTGCTGAACGAGTCGCATGTGATCGACGATGGCGGCCATACGGTCGCCACCCAGGGGACTTCCCCTGGCTTCCTTGTCGGGCTTGGTTTCGTGGCGGGGGGTGTCTTGAACCCCACCGCTATCGGCTGGAGACACGGCGACTATCTGCTAACCGCTGCCCATGCGGTGATGAGCCCTACGGGCTTGCAGTGTTCGGTCGAGCCAGTCATGTTCAACCTTTTCAACCCGGAGAAAGTGGCGCGGTTGAATCTTGCTGCTGGCAAGATCACCGGGTACACTAATTATCAGTCTGCGACTGCGAGCGATCTCGCGGCCATCGAAGTCTCTCGAGACGCGTGGGCCGTGGTGGGAGTTCGTAGCGCGCGTGCCACCAACTACAGCCATCAGGCCGAGGGTGTGGTGCATGTCTGGGGCCATCCTTCGGGGCAGCCCCTGGTGAACACCGGCGTTCTCGTGCATGACATTGAGGCTGGACGGTGGGGACTGCTGCATCACAAGGTGAACACGGAGCACTCGTTTTCCGGTTCCCCCATTTGTCGCAAGGTTTCCGGCATGTTCATTATTGTCGGCATGCACATTTGTGGGGACAAGGGGAACGGGGCCAACACTGGCGTCAGCTCCTGGACGATCTTGAAGATGAGGACGCGGCTGGGCTTGGTGCCTACGATTGTGGACAGGACCCTCGGGCTTCTGTCTGAATCGAAAGACCCCCGCCAGCAGCAGCCTTACCCTGATCAGACTGAGGAGATTGATTTCAGCTCAGACCGGATGGCTGAGGATCTGGCGATGCAAATGGAATACGGCATGTCAGGCATGGAAATTAGTGGTCGTAGGCAAGCCAGAGCTAGGCGGGCCGAGGATCGCGCTGATCTGCTTGAAAGTGCCGGAATTGTCCAAGCGCCGCTGCCTCTCCATGTTCGGTTGTCCAATGCAGTGGACCAGAGCTACCCCGTGTCGGTCGACATCGCTGAGCGCATCAACGACGGCCGCCGCGAGTACGTGGTGGAGTACGAAGTTGCCAAGGAGGGCATTGCCGTCATGGAGGACAGCCTCCAGAGGCCCCTCGAATATGCTCGCGACAAGCGCAGTATTGCGGAGATTATGAAACCTCTTCTTGGTGCGGGGGGAAAGCAGGATGTGCGCGGCCTTTTCGAGCTGGTGCAACACTCCCCCTACGATGTATACCATTCCCCTGAGTTCTTGCCTCTGCGCAACTACGTCGCCTGCGGTGACAGGCGAGAGGTGCAGAGCGCTGGCACGGGCGAGGACGTTCAGACTATGAAAGACAAAGACGGACTGCCCTGCTTTGTGCATGCCGCGTGGGTGGATGTGCGTGGGTCGAAAATTTCCCCTTTGAGGGGCATGACGCCCGAAGAGGTGGAATTCCTCAAAACGCACGCGCCTGGCATCGCTCAAAAGGCGTCCAGCTTTGTGTGGCCGCCGCAGGGCTCCAAGGCGGTCGAGTCTTCGATGGAGGCTCAGGCCGCCGAGCAGTCCCGGTGCTACATGTCTGACATCGACATAGACCGCTGGGAGAGCTTCCTTGCTGACAACACGCCATACCACTACTGGGGGCCCGTCTTCTCGAAGTACAGGACCTTCTGGCAGAGGATGGCTGACGAGATGAACAAAGAGAAGAGTTCCGGCTGGACCAAGGAGTACAAGAGTGGCACCAAACGCGCCATTCTTGAGGATCCTGATCAGCTGCAGGCCATTTACAACATTTCCTTGCTTCGGCTGGGGATGGTCATCTGCGTGGGATGGACGCGCCTCGGCGCCATGACTCCCATGAAGATGGTGGAATGGGGCCTGAAAGATCCGTCTGTCGTCAGCATCAAAGCGGAAGCGCACAGCGCCAGCAAAGCAAAGCGAGGGGCTTGGAGGCTCATTTGGGCCCAAAGCCTCGTCGATGCGTTCGTCCGGCTCACAACGTCCCACTTCGGAAACAAACAGGACATGAAAGCGTACCAGAACGGCTCTTTGCATTCGCTCATGGGTGGCCTCGGTCATTCGGACGAAGGCATTCGCCGCATCGGAACCGCGATCGACTGGCTTTCTGGGCCTGGTCTCGCGCCCGTCTGGGATCGCGATACGGTAGGGTGGGATCTTGGTGTCACCAGAGACGCCATCATGTTGTGTGCAGCACGCCGCTGTGATGCAGCCTGGGTTCATCATGATGACCTGGCAACCAGCGAGCCGTCTCCCGACCTGGTGCTGAAGAAGAGAATCCAGGGCCTCGTGTTGAGTAACGGGGTCTTATCGTCCGCACACGTGCTCGCTGTCGGCTCAAAGCTTTTCGAGTCGTGTCGGTTCGGTCAGACGGATACCGGGACGGTGGACACAACGAACCAGAACACCTTCATCTGCGCCGCGACTGCCCACAATGCCGGGGCGGACCGCGTCGCATGCGTGGGGGACGACCTCATGTACTCCGGCGTCGCTCCGCATTTCAACGAGAGACTCGCTGAGTGGGGCATGAGGTGCAAGGACACTACCGGAGCTCCCTTCGATGACGCCATTGACTTCACGTCGCATTTGTTCCGTAGAAGCAATGGCGAATGGGAGGCTGAGTTCAACAACGTCGACAAGATGTTTGCGCATCTGACCTTTCGAGCTCAGGGCGACAACATCATGGATCGCGTCACCGGTTGCGCCTTCGCCTTGCGTCACTCGCCTCAGGCCCTGGAGATGCTTAGGTCCTTTGCCATTGCGAAGGGCTGGCTGACTCCGGGTGCGAACCTCGAGATGGTGGAGGGAGAGTGGGAGTAGAGCTTCCGAGACTCTAGTAGCTGGCGACACCGGTTTAAGTCCTACCGGGGGTTAAACGCCGGGCACCAAAGCAGGCTACATACGCTTAGAGTGGCAATATTCTCTCGCTATGGCTCCTCAGCCGAAGTCTCAACGCGCCCGCCGCGCGGCTACTAGAGCCGCAATTCAGCAAGCGCGCAACTCGGCCGCTAAGGCGGCTTATCAAAGTATGGCTGCCGTAGCGGCGCGTACTCCGGCTAGGCGCAGGCGTAGACCCCGGGCCCGCATCACACCCACTAACAACTGGTTCGCCATGAAGTCTGTGGGCACGATAGACGGTTCCAAAGTGCTATGCATGGACGTTGTGCAACGCGTTTCGTTTACGTTAGGCGCTAACAACGTGGTATTTGCTGCATTCGTGCCTTACGGTAACACTGTCGGAATGCTGTTCTCAGGCGGAACTTTCACTCAATCTGTTTTGCAGTTTGGTCAGATTACAACCGCTAATTTGCAGTATATTCGTTTCGAGAAGTTTACTGTTGAGGTAATAAACACGACTGCCATGGCAAGCATCGCGGGTTCGGTTTATGCTTTAACCAATGAGGCTACCATAGGTGAAGACATCCCCACCACTGGGCCTCTGGTTGATTCGTGTTACACTTCCGTTACCCGTCATGGTAGCACTAGGGGCTTCTCAGCCGCGCACGCGGCGAAGGGGTTTGTGGTCGCTGCTCTTCCCAATGGTCAGGCTTACTTCGATAGAACGTCGTGCATCGATTCTTCAGGTTCAGCTTCCAATTGGGCAGCTAACTACGGCTCCTCGGCGGCTACTGGTTTGCCCTCCACATACCCAGCTCCAATGACACCACTGTTTCTCGCATTCTCGGTACCGGGTGTTGCACAATCTTACGAGCTTGTGCTCCGGGGTTGCGTGCAGTTGTCTTATGATCCTGGCGTCATATTGGGCGAGCTCATGTCGCCCACTAAGGTCGTGGCCCCTCAGACCATTATGAGCAGCGTAGCAGGCTTGCGTGCTGTCACCAATGTCATGGATTCAGCTCATCGCACAGCTGATGCTTTTACTGGTCTAGTTGGAGCCGTCGGCACTGCTGGAGCCGCCGCCAGTGCAGCATTAGGCTACCGCCGTGGACGCAACGGGCCGAGGCTCGGTGCGAATTTGCGGCAGGGCGGCGGCTTTACTGGCGGTTACGAGCTGTGAGGCTCACCCTTCGGGGTTTCGCGGTCAACCTTGCCGCTACCATCAAGAGGTCCCTTTGTGGGTTACACATAGCTCGCGGTCAACCTTGCCGCTCCAGTAAGAGGTCCATGGTGGGTACCACCCCCTGAGTCGGGACAGACTCCTGACGGCCTGGCGATCGTCAGACTAAAGAAGCAAAAGTTTCACAGCCC